ATTCCAGTTGTTACAGCAAAACCAGTTAAATTAGCTTCGTGTGAAGTTACACCTTGTGCTGTTCCTTGTGATGAAGTTATTGCTTGTCCTGTTACAGATACATCTTCGTTTGGTGCAACTGCTGTTCCTTGAGCAACAGTAGATTCTTGTCCTGTTAATCCCATGACTTGATCCGCAGGATCTACCACACCAATTGCTGCTGTTGATGATAATCCAGATACAGCAAAAGATACGTTTATAACATTTGTAATTGAGTTAACAGTTGATTGAAACGATACACCACCTACCTCTACTGTTTTTGGTATTACTGGTGATATAGATCCAACAGAGGATGTAGATGAAACTCCTGTTAATGCAAAAGATAAATCTATTACATTACTAATTGTTCCTACTGAAGTTGTAGATGATACACCTGTTAATGAGACTGTTTCGTCTGCAAGGTTTCCCCACTCACTATCGTTCCATGATTTTGCACCCCAACCAGTTGCAAGAACTGCGTCACGGTTCCAATACGCTTGGCCCCAGGTGAATCGACCCCATCCTGAAGAAACCGACATGGTGGTCCTCCTATGCTAATCTTATGATTGCGTTTGTAGCGTCTGCTGTAGGGAATTGAATTGTAAAAGTTCCGTTAGTCGCTGTTTTGTCAGAACCAAAAGCAATCGCACAAACAGCTGCATTTGTTGCTGATGAATTGTAAATTAAAGCACCGTTCGCTGTAAAAGAAGCTGATGAGAAACTTACATCTGAAAAATCACAAATTGCAGTTGTGCTTGACGAAGTTGGAGTGACGCTTGTTAAAGTTGCACCACCAGAAGTGTAAGCACTTCCAGATGTATTAGTAATTTCTTCTGAAGTTGAGAACGCAGTTGTTCCTGCTCCAAGAGTTGCATCACTGTCATAGAGTGCAATTTTAAAAGTGTTACCAGTTGTTGCTGTAAAATTATGAACACCTTTTAGTAGTTCTACTTTAAAACTTGTACAAATTGCCGATGTTATTGCCATTTTTTATCTCCTATGGGTTTGGTGAGTTAATTGGTATTCTGACTGCTCCATCTGTGTAGTCATCTCTTCTTCGTCTACCAACTTGCTCATTCGCAAACTTCTGTACTTCTTGTTTATACTTTTGCTCGTATAAAGTCAACATATCTGCTGGACCTTTCAAGAAGCCATAAACCTCAGCCAGACAGCAATATAATAGGCCATTTGGGAAGTTCATACTGATATAGTTAGTGTTGTCACTCTCTAAAAGAGCTGGTGCCACATTATAGTGCACTCTAAATTTATAGTTCGTATTGGGTGTAGGAGCTAAAAATATACGCCCTGATGTGGTGTCTGATTCTCCTGTAGCACCACCAAACATAGCGTAGTATTTTGGTTTACCTTGTGCTGCTGATGTGCCTGTAATTGGTTGATATTCTTGTAGGTAAGTTACGTCTTTTTTCTCTAACCATGTGTTAGTTCCTGTAAGCACGGCACTTGAATCATAGACCTGTATGCCTCTAATAAATACAGCTCCAGCTGGACAGTTAATTGTCTCTTGTCCTGGAACTAAATTACCTGATTGTTGTTTTCTATCTGCATCGATAGGCACGTCTCTAAAAATTCTATACTGTGCATTTAAAATAATGTTCTCTAAAACAGAATCAGATAACACATTAGAATCTGTTTCTGTGTAACTTCTTATTTGTGTTTTTAATCCTGATGCACTTAATCCTGCCATTATGCTTCTTGTGTGACTGGTCCAGCGGACGCAGATCCACCTCCTCCTGTTTCAGTTGCTGAAGCCGTAGCTCCAGATGGAAATGTATAATTATTATCATCTGTTTTTGTAATTGTAAATCCACTTGATCCATTAATCGTAGCAGCTGGTATACCACCAACTAACTCTACATCTCTAAATCTTACAGTATCACTTGTGGATCTACCATGATTAGGCTCGTTTACGGATACAGTTCCAGATCCATTTGTTGTTGTAAAAGCGTTCAAAGGTAAAAGTTTAGGTGTAGCAGGCTCTGCTCTATCAGGTCTTACATTACGTAGAGATATAGAATCACCATTCATAGGTTTTGGTTCTAATTGTGGTTGTTTTGATTCGTATTCAGATATGTGAACTAAAGATCCATTCCATTCTCTAACCATTTCACTATATGGAAACTCCATACCTGATCTGTCTGATATTGCTTTTGCGTATTTACCAGTTGCAAATTTTGCCATTATTGACTTGGGTAATAAGCTTTAGGTGTAATATATGTACTTGAAGCCGACCCATCCTCCGCTAATGCTCGAGCTAATTCATCTTCATAAGCTAATTTCATAGCTTGTATTAACTCTGGTTTATATTTTTGTGCTAAATAATATGCAAGTCCTGATACCATGCAAGGCACAAATCTAAACGGTACATCTGTTGCATTAGTATAATCACCTACATCTTGTATTCTTTTAATGTAATAAAAATGCATATCTTTAGATGCATTTGTAGAATCTGGTGTTGGGTAAACATGTATTCTAACTTTGTCTATAAATCTCTCTACCCAATATTGATTAGGTGTTCCTTTTGATAGTTTATTTGAAAACGCCGCATAAGTAGATCTATCTACTTTTGTCATTGGTGAATCTGCTTGTGTTGTTTGTGTTCTATTAGATCTTAGTTGTGCTTCTAAAACATCAGACATTCCATACACACCATTTGGTGTGGATGTTGCACTTGTACCATCATCAGATGATCTAAAAAAATCGTATTCTGCTTGTCCTTCTATAAGATCTAAATCTAACTCATCTATTTCCCAATAGTGAATACCTCTGTTTCCCCACTCTTGAAACAATATATTAAGAGATCTTCTGGCAGATTTTAATTGGTAGCCAGCTACGTTTTGTAGGCCAATACGCTCAAATGACTCTTCTACTATCTCATCAATAGCAAAAGTTTTGTCGAACGTAGCTGTTCCCGAAGTAGTATTAGCCATTTAAACTCCTTAGCCAGTATATCCGATAGTAACAGATGTTGTGTTTGTTAAATCTAAATATACACCAGTTTCACATCTTATGCCACTTCCAGGCACATAGATATCTATACCTTCAGTTCCGCAGTTTCCTTCAAATACTAAAGTTCCAGACGCACTTGTTCCATCGTAGATTTTAACGTTACTGTTCGCAACACCTTCCGCTTGAATGTAAGTCACTCTAGCTGGTCCAAGATACTCTTGACCTGAAGTTCCGTCTGCGTCAGTCACCACGCCAAATCTACCATCTGAAGTTCTACAAGAAAACTTTTGATCTGATATTGCCATATTTTATTCTCCTTAAAATTAATCGTGGGCCCGAAGGCCCACAATGTAATTATTATGCTCCTAGTATTCCTAAGAATGTTATTCTCATTGTTACACCAGATGCTCCTGGATCACCACTTACAACAACTTCTACTTCATCAGCAGTTCCTGTTGCACCAGTTGTTCCAGTTCCTATGCCTCTAACTCCGTTACATCCAAAGATACCTTTGAATCCTGTAGAGTTAACAGCGATAGATGCACCATCAAGATAAGAATCAGTATCCCCGTCGTCACCAATGTCTTGTAAGTTTACAGCATTAGTCGCAGCAGTAGTTACGTTAACCATTACTGCCATTGGAATAAAGTTAGCTGGCATTCCGATTGCAGCTTCTTTTCCTGTAGTCTCACCGTTAGCAACAGTAACTGACGCTTGGTAAGTTTGCATCGTAAGTGTATTTGTAGATGCAGCTTTTAACTCAACCGAACCGCCTGTGTTGCTTGATGTATCACCAGTTGCGTTTGTTCCCATAACTGCTTTGTCAGTAAGAACTCCTGTACTAGTGTTTTTTGTTGATATTTTTACAGTAGACTCAGATCTTACTGGTCCTGTAAATGTTGTATTTGCCATAATTATATCCTCCTAGTTTTTCCGAATACTGTCTCTAGGCCGTCGACTATACTCGTCAGTATTCTAATTAATTGTATAGTAAGAAACTTATACTCTTATTTTTTAAAGAGTGCAAGAGAGCCTGTAGTTTGGTTTGATTTTTATCCAAGATGTAGCTTTTTACTAAGTAGCTACTGAAAC